GAATTTTGGCAAAATTAATCCAAGTAAAGAGCAAGATGCAGCCTATAAAAAAGATGGTTGTGTTATTTGCGATGAGAATGGAAAAGTAGCCAAGAAGAAACCAGCAAAAAAAGATAAGTAATTGGCATCATTTAAACCTCCTAAATCAGTTCAAGAAGCTGCAAAACGATCTTTAAAGATGCGTAGATCACTTCCTAAGAGCCGAAAAGGAGGTACAGCTGTTGGTGTTGCCAGAGCTGGGCAGCTTGCTGGTGGTAGGTCAGTTAGCCTTGATACTATTAAAAGGATGGTAAGTTTTTTTGCAAGACACGAAGTAGATAAAAAAGCAACTGGTTTTAGAAGAGGAGAAAAAGGATATCCATCAAGAGGTAAAGTTGCCTGGGAATTATGGGGTGGAGATGCTGGAAGGTCTTGGGCTAATTCAATACTGAGAAGAGAACGTGCAAAAAAAGAAAAGTAAAATTCCTAAAAGCTATTTAAGTGGCGTAAAAGGTAAAAAGAGAAAAGAATTAAAGGGTGTTTTAAGAAAAATTAGCACTCTGTACAAAGCAGGCAAAAGAGTCCCAAAAAGCTTATTAGATAAAAGGATAAAACTTGGCAGTAAAAAGAAAACCTCTAAATAAAGCAACAGTTAAAATTTTAAGACAAAAAGCTAAGAAGGCTAAAAACTTTACTTATTCTGATTTGGTCGCTGTTTATCGCAGGGGTCAAGGTGCTTATCTTAGTTCAGGATCAAGGCCTGGTGTTTCAATGGCGGCATGGAGCATGGGAAGAGTAAACTCTTTTTTACGAGGTTCTAGAAAACACGATACAGATATAAGAAAAAAAGCTATGAAAAGAAAAAAATAATGGAAACTGTTAATGGAATAGATATATCTGATTTAAAAGAAGAGGATCAAGCAACGATGAGGATTCATGCCCCACATCATAGCAAAAAACATCTTGAGGAGATGGTAAAAGATTTAAAAAGTGGAAAGAGTTTTGGAGAATCACACGAAATAGCTCAAGGAAAGGTTGGTAAGTAATGCCCTATCACTACGGAAAGAAAAAAGGTAAAGGTAAGATGAAGAATGAGAAGAAAAAGATGGGAAGAAAGAAAAAATAATGATTAAAACAGGAATAGATCAGGAATAAAATGCCATTTGAAAAAGGCAAATCTGGTAATCCTAACACACAATGGAAAAAGGGTCAAAGTGGAAATCCAAAAGGCAGAAGAAATGCTGCTAAAGATATTTTAAATCAGTTACTTGATGCTGAAAATAATGATCGTACCAAAAAAGAGCAACTATTAAGTAAACTTATAGACATGGGTATGAATGGAGATCTTGGAGCTATAAGAGAAATTCTTGATAGAATAGAAGGTAAAAGTAAAGAGCATATCATAACTGAAGAGTTTAAACCTTTACAAGTTTTAGATTTTGGTGATGATATTTTAGATGAAGTTAAGGCCCCTAAGGGGTCCATAGAAGAAGCCCAGGATAAAGAATAAGAGTAAGAGTAAGATAAATATAAATGAATGCAAATATATTTGACAAAAGAAAGAAAAGAGATATTAAGTCATCCAGCAAGATTCAAAGTAATTACGGCAGGGCGACGATTCGGAAAGTCAATTCTAGGTCTAGCATTTCTTTTAAAGGGGCAAATGTTGCAGGGCGAGAATCGTTGGTACATATCACCAACCTACAGGCAAGGCAAAATAACAGTATGGCCGACACTCAAACAGATTATGAGAAAAAGAGGTTGGAAGATAAACGAGACGGAGCTCAGTTGTACTCAATCAGGTGTTACGATTGCGATTAAAGGTTCAGATTCAAGTGACAGCCTTAGAGGTGCAGAACTCACTAGAGTTGTATTAGATGAGTATGCATACCAAAAAGCTGGAGTATTTGAGGAAGTGATCTATCCTATGTTAACAACAACCAAAGGTAAAGCTATGATGATTGGCACACCAGATGGATTTAGTAACAATAATTTTTATGATTACTTTAATAAAGGTCAAGGAGGAGATAAAGAATGGAAGTCTTGGCAGTTTAAAACAGTTGATGGAGGTTTCGTTAGTGAAGAAGAATTAGATCTTGCTAAGTCAAACCTTGATGAAAAAGCATATCGTCAAGAGTTTATGGCAAGTTTTGAAACAGCTGCTAATCGTGCAGCGTGGGCTTTCAATAGAGAGCAGAATGTTAAAGTAGCAGATGAGTTGAGTATGTATAAGATAATCGGTATTGACCACAATGTTGATTACAATACAGCAGTCTTAGCTTGTGTATATGGTAATGGTACTGTTCATTATTACGATGAGATAAGACAACAGAACTCCAATACAGAGATGCTTTGCAAGGAGATGAAAGAAAGATGGAAAGATGTGAAAGAAGTTTATCCAGATCCTGCTGGTTCAGCCAGAAGCACAACCTCACATCGCTCAGACCATCAGATTATAAAGGATCATGGATACACAGTCTATGCAAAGAAGAATCATCCATCGCATAGAGATAGACTAAATGCACTTAATAGAAAGTTAAAGGATGCAACTGGCAAGGTTCAGATGACTGTTGATCCTAAGTGTAAATATTTAATAAAAGATTTAGAGCAAGTTCAGAGAGATCGTAATGGTGGCATTGATAAGAGTAATATAGAATTAACTCATAGCTTAGATGCAGCAACTTATATGATTGAATACAAATGGCCAATAGTTCAACGAATAGCAACGTCAATTCAATGGTGAAAGAACTATGATAGTAGATAATAAAGATTTAGTAAGAAGTAAGTTAAAAGAATTCTTATCTGATATAACCCATGAGAACGTAGAGGATCGGTACAGATTCTTATCTTATTATGAAGGTATGGCTCATCAAATGGAGAATGATTTAACAAAGTATTTTCCAATCAAGAGTTTAGAAGTACCACTTATCGTACAGAATATTACATCTAAGCTAATCAATGCAAGAGCTATTGCTTATAAGAATGTACCATCAAGAACCAATGAATCGTATCTTGAGAGTGTATCAGACTTAGACCAGTCAATGCTTACTGCTGAAAGGTTAACCTACTTATTAGGTTCTCATCTATTAAAAAGCAGATACAATGAAGAGACAAAAAAGATTGAATACGACCAGATAATAGAGTTTGAGCCGTTATTTGAGCCTAGAAGCAGAGAGCCATTTGGTTATATTTACCCTATCTACAATCATGGACAGACTAGAGATAATAAAGTTGTCTATGCTTACTGGTCTGAAACAGAGCATTTTCTTGTAGACCAAAACGGAAACATTGAATCAGTCAACGAAGAGAATGTAAACCCGTATGGGATTTTACCTTTTACTATTTGCCATCGCCATCCATACACAACCGACTTTATGCGTAATGGTGCAACAGATATTATTAACGCTAACTTAATGATTAATCTATTGATGACTGAATTAGGATTGGCTATGAGATTACAAGCTCTTGGCCAACCAGTAATATCTGGAGTAGATCAGATGAATCAAGTTGCATTAGGTGTTGATAAACCTATGATTCTTCCAGAAGGAGCTTCATTCAACTTTGTTTCTCCAGGTGGAAACCTGTCGCAATACATTGATTCAATACGTTTTTATGTTGATTCAGTAGCTTATAATAATAATCTAAAGGTTAAGTGGTCAGTAGGTCGTGAGTCTTTTGTAAGTGGTGAAGCATTGAAGATGGCAGAGATAGACTTAACGGAAGCAGTAATGGGTGACTATCAAATGATCTGGAGAGCTGCAGAGAATAAAAGATTTAAAACCGATAGAAGAATATTAGAAGTGCATGGCATAAACATTCCAGATGAGTTTAGTGTTGATTTCTCAGAGCCTAGATTCCCATTGACTGCTAAAGAAGAAAGAGATCAATGGACTTGGGAATGGGGTAATGATTTATCTCAACCTAAAGATTGGTTGAGAAAGTATAACCCAGATATGACTGAAGAAGAAATAGATGATTTGGTGGCAGAGATACAACCAGAAGCTGAAGCACCAGCACCATCATTAGGAGATATATTAGGTAGCTAATGGCTTACAGTTCAGACAGATTCGCCAATAAATACGAAGCAGCTTTGAATAAGATTGCAGCTCTATATGGCAGAACGATTGATTCTGGTGCAGATGTAAATCAGTTGTTGGTTGCTGTTGGTAATATTGATTTCAAAGATTTGTTTGAGAATCAACTTGGATTCAATCGAGAGTTGCAAAGTGTTGCTAACTCTTATTTGGATGCATTAAGAGATATGGATGGTTTTGCAGATGTAGATGAAACCATATTAAGAGCATTAGTAGAAAGTGATTTAAATGTATATCGTTCTAAGTTTGATAATACTTACGTTCAAATGAAGAGTTTGTTTACCGACTCTGTTATCAATGGATTACCAAGAGAAGCGTTTGTGGATCAATTAACAAAAGGTCAGTTCGGTGTATTATCTAAATCACAAGCAGAATCCTTATATAACGATTCACTTGCTAAGTTCAATAGATCGGTCATTAAGCAGATGGCTAAGAACGCACCAGCTAATCTTCAATATGTATTTACAGGGCCAATAGATACTAGAACATCAGATGTTTGTATGCAGATTCTTGCAGCTGGGCCAATGACACTTTCCCAGATCAATAGTAGGTTTCCAGGTACGTTTGAGAATGGTGGGCATTTTAATTGTAGGCATCAGTTCAGAAGATTTACAAGTAAAGGAATGTATAAGCAGAATAAGATTGAACAAGTATTTGAGGACAGAGATTTAACCCAGAGAACAAGTTTATAATGGCTAGAGTAAAACCACTTAACAAGATTGCAGATATAAAGCTCACAACCTTAGAGGATATTGCTGATGCTTCTGCTAATGAAGTAAGAGGTCAAGTAAGAGATAAGGGTGTAATTAAAGGAAAGTATTCACCAAAGTATGCAGAGCTTAAATCAAGAAAAGGTAGGGCATCAAGGCAGACATCATATATCGATCTAACTTTTAGTGGCAATACAC